GTATTAAACATATATGGAAAAAAGGGTTGGTATGAACTCGATTAGCCTAAATAAGTGTTATGGCTCGTCAACCACAACTATTGCCCCCAAACACTATTAAATTACAAGATGGTAGAATAATAGATATCACACAACTGCCCAAAACACAGAATAGACACACTTATAACTTACGCAAGAAAAACCAACCAAGAGAACCCATTCGTAGAAAGACTAGTCCAATGCCTACCAAATACACTATAGAAGAACGCCAATGGCATACTCAAACTACCGCAGAAATCCTAGCTGAACACTATAATATAACCATAAAGCAAGCACAGAGTATGAAGTATACAAGCAAATATGTATTAGAACGCTTGGGCTTTGGTGAAATATAATTTGACATAATTGAGTCATTTAACTATAATATAAACTTGATGTTATGCTTTACCTCGTGAAACTAAACTTGACAGTTAGTTAATTGATCACACGAGGCCCGGGGTCCTGACAATGGTGTTGGGATCCTTTTTTTTTGGCTGCACGGAAAAGGAATCCTCTCATTCCGTGATTCTGATCCAGCATAAATAAATGTATGGAAAAGAAAAGATACTCAACCCCAAGTCCAAGCCGTGGTGGTGCACGTGTTGGTGCGGGAAGACCAAAAGGATCTACTAATAAGATCACAATGGAAAACATTATTCAGAACCTTGATCAACATCTTGGTAAAAGTTATGCTGAACAAATTGCTATGAATTATTCTGCGGCCATTGGTCGTAGTGATTGGGCTGGCGTTCGTGACTATGATAGATTCTTATTAGGTAAAATAGTTGCTGATAAGTTAGAAGTAGAAAACATTGAAGCTGATGATGTCACGGCTCTAAAGGCTGAAGCTTTCGCAGATGCGTTAAAAGCCTTGGTAACCGTTAACAAAGGAAAGTAAGCCGTCTCTCACATATGAAACCAAGTAAAACAGTAGTAACAAAACGTCCAAGTAACTCTAGTTCAGCTAATCCAAAGACTGGTAAATCCTGGGCACAACAACCACAGCCTGTGACAACTAAGCCCAAGAAACCACGAGCCAAGATTATTGGTAGTAAAACTGGTTCAACACAGTCTGCAACGAAGAAGCTAAATCCATCCAGTAAACAAACTATGCGACGTCCTGGATTAGTAACAAGTAAGGCATCAGGCGGCTAAACGATAAAAGGTAAATAATAACATTATGCCATTAATTAAATCAACATCCAAACGTGCATTTGGCGAGAACATTGCTCGGGAACGTGCAGCTGGTAAACCCGAAAAACAAGCCGTGGCTATAGCATATTCAGAGAAACGTGCTGCCGCTAAAGAGCATCATAGCTCACACTCTGCTAAACGTAGTCAACACTATCATGAGCATATTGTTAATGCTGGTAAGACTGAAAGTGGTTCTACCAAGATGACACAGCGTCGTGGACAAAAAGATAATCTAGAAGAGTCCGACGAGAAGTTATGATTAAAGGCAAAGGTTTAATGGCATTGGCTCCTATTGTTGCTGAGCCAGTGAAACCAAAATTAAAAGGGGTTTATAAATTAAACCCAACTAAGATGACAATGAAGTCAGGTAGTGCAAAGGCCCGCAAGGCTGTAACAGAAGATGTGCCAGGATTTAAACGTAATGTTAAAGGTCCTAAATTGAAACAGCCCAAGTTGGCAAAAGGAAAAACAAAATGAGTAAACAAGAGAATTTAGACTTTGATGGTTTAGCCGGTGATGGCGTTAACCGTTCAGGTAATAAGTGGGCAGGCAATCAACATGGTGGCCAAGCTGGTGGTAACTATGGTATGGGTCCTCGTAAAGCTGGCACCACTGGTGATCAAGCTGGTCCATCCACAGCCGCTGGTCGAGAATTAGGCAAACGTAGTTGGGAACCAAGTGCTGGTCAGAACTATCGTGGTAATGCAGATAAGATTAATGAAGGACTAGGTCCACGTAAAGGAAATTCTAAATGAGCGGATTCTTAGCAGATACAGATATTGTTAGTGTAGCGGCCACACGCACAGTTAGCAATGTAACAGTTACAACAACTGGTCCATCTACATTTTATGTAAGCAATGAAGGTCCAGCAACAGTTTTAGTTGGTTTAACACAAGGTGGCGTTCCCGCTGGTAACGTTGCTATTACTGCTGACAATGGTCAGATTCTACAATGTGTTAATCCAGAGCGTGTTCCTGGAACATTGTATGCTTGGGTTCAGACAATTGGTAACTTAGGCACAACAGCTAACGTATTCATCTCAGGTGGATTTGAAGTATAATGTCTAAATACTGCGGCAACCAAATGCGTTTGACACCAAAGGGCAATTATGGAATTGGTCCACACAATGCTGGATCCACTACTGTTAATGCACCTGTATTACCATCAACAACAATGGTTCCATATCCAACTTCAGCAGGTAGCCGTTGGGAAGATGGAACAGTAGTTAAACAATATAAAAACCCTGATGCCATTAATGTTGGCCAAGGTAAGAATCATAAAGGAAACATATAATGCCAACAGCAAATCCAGGAGTCATATCGGTTCACAATTCAACGCCGGTTGCCCTATTCACAACAACAACAGACCAATTTGGTAAAACAGTTTATGGTGGAGCTCGCTCTTTAACTGTTATCATGGATACAACAGATGTATCAACAGGTGCAAACGTAGCTTACAATTCTACCACTGGCGTATTCAGTTTAAACGCTGGTGTTACATATCAGTTAACAGCTAGTTCAAGATTGATCAACTCAATTCCAGACACAGCTGCACTACAATGGATTGATCGCACTTTAGGTGGCACAGTTGGACAACCAGCTAAATTTGATGCTGTTGCCGCAACTAATGTTACATACTATAAACCAGCTAGTGATACCACTGTGGTATTAACAGCGGCTATTGCAGCACCTGGTAGCTCATTAACTTGGAGTTACCCAGCAGAATTAACCAACGTGACCGCGGCAGTTCAAGCTGTTAGTGGTTGGGTAGAATAAGGAAACATATAATGAGTATCACAACTAAAAATCCATATGCTGTAAGCAACGTAAATGTTAAACAAGGTCCACGCACTGGTAATATCGATGGTGGTGATCTTTCAGCTGGCAAACGTAAGAAATTTGTTGAAGCTAAGAAAGAACGTGCTCCATTGGCTAAGACCATTGAAGATGCTTATGCCAAACGTCAACACGAATATGCAGAATACGAATACACCAATGGTGGTAGTATTATGGACAACGTAAACGAGCGTAAGAAGAAGAAATAAGTATTACTGTAAAATAACAATAATACATCGAATTAAGGTTTGGTAGTTGTCCTAAACAATTACCACATTTTATTTTAAGGAAAAGAAATGACTAAGAAAATCACAGGTCCCAGTCCTTGGGATGACAACGAAGAAGTTCAAGGTGCAATTCAGCCACCACAACCAGAAACCACAGCATCACCTAAAGCCACTACTAAGGCACCGAAGAAGGTTACTGAAGTTGATTCAGAACCTTTATTTGACTTAGATGGTTTAATGACAGACTTCCCAACTGCCAAAGAGTTAGAAAAGTTTGTCTTTGATAAAACTGGCCTAGTATTAGAATTAAAAGGTCGTAGTAATAAGTTTAAGTATCAAACAGCATTAGATGTATTAAATGGTGCAGAACCAGATCCAGCATTGTTAGGTTCAGAGAATCCATACTTAGACAAAAATGAATTAATCCCAACAGAAGAACTAAAGCCAGCACCAGCTGCTGATCCTGCATTGGCCAAAGCCGGTCCGGTTGTTAATAAGTTTGACACTAACTTGTTTCCACATCCTGATCCAGATTGGCGAGCACAAGATCAGAAAGCCACTGTTACATTTAAGAAATATAGTAATGGTATCATCACTTATGAAATCCTAGGTCCTATTGCTCTTAAAGCAGTTGGCACACGCTTAAACAAGTATGGTAAAGAACAAGCTGAAAAGTATGTTTGGATTGATCCACGCACTGGCGAACAAATTATTAAACATAGTGATGGTTCATTTACACCATTGGGCACAAAGCTACGTGCATTTATGCGTAAGCAACGTATGAATAGTTCTAATCAATGGGACGTTTGGATTGATCGCGACTTCGTAGCTCCAGACACAATCATTAACGATAACCCATGGGCCTAATATGGAACGTCAGGAATTAGCTAGACAACAAGCACAGGATACAAAGATATTACAAAAGGTCAATGCGGCTCACCGTGATGTCTTTTTATCAAAGTATCCACAACAAACTGAACATTGCTTGCGATTGACTATGGAAAGATTGCAAGCATGTTTGGACAAACGTGATGGATGCGATGTTGGTGATCCAGATACTTGGCGTGCCGGTGCCGATGAATTAGAAAGTCTGGCTCGAGCAGCTTATTATCTAAACGAAATCCGCCAAGGATTCTAAACCTATGTTAGATCAGGGTTTGCTTATGCGGCGTGCCATACGCTATTCCGCTGAACAGCATAATATCACAGTGGATAACTTATATCAAATGCCTACACCAGTTCGGGACAAGTTCCAGGAGTTGGTGATCAGTGTGGCCGATGACATGCGATATAATGAGTTAAAATACTTTCGTCCATTTGATCATCAATTAAAGTTCTTTGGAACAGGCCAGCATGATCGTCGTGGCATACTAGCTGCAAATCGTATTGGTAAAACAGTTTCAACTTGTTATGAAGTTGCTTATCATTTAACTGGTCGCTATCCAGAGTGGTGGCCAGCAGAAGCCAAACGGTTTGATCGACCTATAACATGCATGGTAGCAGGTGAGGGTTGGAGCCAGGTTGCGCTTGTATTACAAAATGAATTGTTAGGCACCAATGATGTAAAATTAAAAGAAAACATTGGCACTGGAGCTATCCCACGTGATTGCATTGTTATGGATACTATGCGCTCTGATGGTGCTAACTGTATTGGTGTTGAGATTCGGCATATTGGTGGTGGTAAAAGCTATTTGCTATTTGCCAACTACACACAGGAAGTGCGTCAGATGCAGGGTTTTAAATTAAACCTAGCTGTGTTTGATGAACAACCCCCTGATGACTTCTTTTCTGAAATTGTAACTCGAACAGCAACAACACAAGGTCAGGTCCTTTGTTCGTTTACTCCACTTAAAGGATTAAATGGACTTGTTAGTAAGTTCTGGAATCGTGAAGAAGGTTATGAGCACATTCGTGTATCGTGGGATGATGTGCCAGAATATGATCCTTGGGGTGAAGCATTCTTACTTAAATCAACTCGTCAACAATTAGAACGAGATTACTTACCACATGAACGTGATGCTCGTCGCAATGGTGTTCCTGTTATGGGTAAAGGTGCAGTATTCCCACTTAACTCATGGCCAACGTATAAGACCAATGAATATGATTTCCGCACTATGTTAGGTGTAGAACGTATTATTGCTCTAGACTTAGGCTTAATCAATGATAAAACTGTTATTAGTTTAATGTATTGGGATCCTAATAATAATGAAGCTTGGCTAGATCGCCAAATAGCAGTAAAAGGTGTAGAAGAAGCTAACCCAATTAATTGGGTTAATCACTTAATGCATCCACATGTGTTTGGCACTCCCATTGTGTTACCGCCTGATGCAGGAACAATTGGACGTTATACTATGTCAGCGTTATCACTAAGACAACTATTAGAAGAATATGATTTAAATGTCATAGAAGAACCTGTTCGCAATCCGCCTGATTCTGAAGGTAGAACTACCAATCATAAAAGTTTTGGTATTAACGTAATGCGTCAGATGATGGAAATGACAACATTCCATATTAATGAAAACTGTGTGGAATTTATTAAAGAATGTCAGAACTATTATGTAGATGAAAAAGGTAGATTTAGTGATCCCGATGACTGCATTGACTCAGCTCGTTATGCATTGTTAGGCTGTTTAAATGGTTGGAGTGAAAACTGGGATAATCGTGGTCCACGTGCTCGCTTTGAGGCTGCTAAACATAATGCTAGAGTTATGCAACAAAGTCGACGTAATGATAACAATAGATCAGAAACGAAACGCACATACAATCCCAACTCCTAACAGATAATAAATAATGTAATACAAACTGGATACAAACTATGCTAGATTTAAGAAACGTTGTAATTAGTAATTTAAACAATCACAAAGGCCAAATGGCTCGCTTTGTCAAAATGAAGAGTCTGCTTGATGCTAAGTGCGCGGCTAACCTTCGTTTACTTGCTACAAAGAATAACCTAAATCGTGCTAGTGATTATCACTATCTAAATTTAGCAGTAACACAGTCAACAGAACCAGTTAATGGTATTGACTATATTCACCCTGTGGTAAAACCCTGTGTGGATTATGCTACTAGTGTTATTTCCAAAGGTCTAGCACAAAATGGTGAAATTAACTTTGAATTTGTTCCTGACAACGATGGTGATGATCTAGCAGCACGTCAGGCCACTAACATGGTTCATAAGTTAGTTAATCAGAACAATGATCCACACGCTATTCTACAGCATTGGATTATGGATGCTGCATTACACAAGAATGGTGAAATGTTAATTGCTCCAATGCGTGAAAGTTTTACACGTTATGTAACTACATCTGGCACACTAGATCAGCTAGCCGCATTTGAACAACAAGCTGCAGATGCTGGTCTAACAGCACTACGTCAGAGTCGTCGTAAACAACACGTAGACTTACAACAAGTAGCAAAAGAAGTTGGCGAATTTGTTAACGGCCTAAGTCATGAGCAAGCTGAAGAAGAATTAAACGAACGTATTAAAAATGCTTTATTAGGTTCCGAAGGCAACTTTGATTCCATGACTGAAGAAGCACCAGAAAGCATAGAACAACGTGACGGTCAAGACACAATTAATGAAAGTATTAATCGTAACACAATTTATGAAGCCAAATATAAACTAACTGGCTATAACATTAATATTAAGTTCCGCCCTATTGCTCAACACTATTGGATTTGTGATCCAACAGTTATTGATATCCAAGAGCAACCATTCTGCGGATTTTACAAACCAATGTCAATTCAAGAAGCAACTGAATTGTATCCAGATATTGACTTAGAGGAGTTTAAGATTTATGCTGAGTATTCAAACGTTGGAGCATACCAAGCTGGCAGTTTGCTTAACAATTTGGCGTTACACGCTCGTGATAGCGTTCCTATCAACGGATTGCCTGCACAAGGCTATGCAGCCCAAGAGCCGGAAGCCCGCCAAGTTACTGTCTTAACAGTATGGAATCGTTATGATATTGATGGCGATGGCGAGTTAGAGTTAATTGAATTAGTATACTCAGGACAATATGTTATCTCTGCTAAAGAAGTAGAATTTATTCCTGTGGCCAATATGGTTCCAAAACCCCTGGCACAAAACTTCTATGGTATGAGTATTGCTGAGTCGGTTATTCCTATGCAAGAATATATGACATCCGGCCACCGTGCTGAATTGATGTTAGGCTTACAACAAGCCACAACACGTCTTGGTGCTAAACCAGACAAGTTAGATTTTGAACAATTACAAGATGGCGAAAACGCAATCTTTATTTTAGATAGTAAATTTGATCCTACCAAAGACATTTACCAAATTCCGGGCCCGACTGGCAATATTCAATTTATTGATCAGGCGATGAACAGATTACAACAAGATACTATGGCCATGGTTGGTATGACCCAGCCTGGAGATACATTTAATCCCGAAGTTATGAGTCCAGGTAATTCAGGCGCCAAATTAAGTTTAGCTTTAGGTCCAAATCAGATTATTCAGGACAACACAGTTAAGAACTGTGCTGAAGGATTAAAAGATGCATTATGGCTAGTATGGCGCACACTAGTTCAATATGGTGATGACTATGGTGTTAAGAAATTAGCACAAGAGTTCCACCCAGAAAAGAAAGCTGAATTTATTGATTATCAAAGTTTTGATGACATGAACTTTAATGAGCGTAAAACTATTAAGATTGATCTAGCCTTAGGTATGCGTAGTGAAGAGAACAGTCTACAACGCTTACAAATCATTAAGCAAGCACAACAAGGTCTTGCTGGTGAAGTAACAGCCGGTGTTGCAAGTGGTGCACTAACTCCAGCTAGTTTTAAGAAGTTGAAAAAGCCATATGAAGATATGCTATATGTTTTAGGCATTAAAGATTGCGATGCTTACTTGCCAACTGATCAAGAAGTTATCGAAATGATTAAACAAAGCCAGGAAGCTGCTAAGAACAAGCAACCGACTCCGGAAGAGCAAAAGCAAACAGCAAGTGCTCAATTGGATCAAGCTCGTGCTCAAGAAATTCAGGCTAATATGTCAGGCAAATCACCAAGTGGTAATTTGGACAATGTAAAAGCACAAGAAATCCAAGCTGATGTTGCAGGTAATACTGCAAGTAAACAGTTGGAAGGTTATGCACTTATTAAAGAACATAAGGCCAGAGCTTACGGTGATTAATAAATAAACTTATATTGAATAGGAATTGAAATGATTTATGAAGAAGCAGTAAATGCGTTTAATAATCGCCTAACAGCGAACTTAAACAACATTAAAACTATGACGCCTGCCCAATTGGACCGCGTCAAAGCTATTGGAAGTAGTGCAGAAGCTTTATTAAAGAATAAAGAATTTGCACAGTTTGTTCATAGCTTTAAGTTTGAAGTATGTGATGCTTTAGTTGAAATAAAGACACATACAGCGGATGACAATACCTACCGCGTAGCATTGAGTAATCAGCTATCGGGTATTGACAGTTTTATTGAATCGCTCCAAAGGGCGGTTTACTATAAAAACAAGGTTGTTCAGCAACAAACTTCCAAAAAAGAAGCTGAATGACACATACGTCGTATTTGTATAAGTGGATTCATTTACCAACTAATATGTGGTATATTGGATCCAGGACAAATAAAACGGCTCATCCAGA